TCGAGGAAGTTGAACTCGACGAGGTTGACGCAGACGAAGACGCCGACGACGAGTCGGACGACATCGAAGCAGACGAAGAGGACGCAGCAGAAGACGCTGAGTAATCTTTAAACAAAGAACCCCCTACAGTAATGTGGGGGGTTTTCTGTTACTTAAGAAGTTTGAGTTTTTGGTAAATGTAATCTACAGGAACGAGATACCCGCGAGAGCCGTTTGTATTTCCGTTAGCGATTCCCTGCTCACCAATGCGGAATACGCGGGGTCCTTCAAGCACAAGGTCACGGAGCCATTCAGTTTCGACCATGAACCCGCCAGTGCCGTCGGGGGACGCGATTACCCAGTAGGTAGCCTCAGAGGTAACAATGCCTGAAGGCTTAGGGTTAGCGCCTTGGCTCCACTGTTCAAACTCGATGTAAAAGTTACCCGTCTCAGGCACACGGTAATCTGTCTTAACTTCGACAGAACCGCCCTCAAGGGCATGCAAGAACGTGTCGACGAGATTCTCGCCAACCTTGCCTCGTGAGAAGTCATGGTCAAATTTAGGCTGGTAGCCGTCTTGTGTATAAGTCACGTGGACTGTGAGGATTCGCACCTCCAGGGGCTACACTTCTCCCCTGTCGCCGTGTGCCACCGCATGTGGTCACGTCAGTCCCTTTAATCCCTACTCTACAGTAGTTTTGTTTATTTCTGCAAGGTATTCAGCCTTGCCTTCAAGCAAAGTGTTTTGAATCATCTCTTGCTGTTCCTCAATCTTTGCCTTGACCTCAGCGTATTGTTCGTCAGTCAACTCAGATTTGTTGTTTTCAACAAATTCAACTGCAATGTCGAGGTTTGCCCAAGCCTTGGCGCAGTCCAGTTGGACTTGCTCCCACTTAGTTTCTGCGGGCGTCTTGTCGTTAGTCAACTTGGCTTACCTCGTTTTCATACTCACACCAACCGCAGAACCAATACACCTGGCGTTCGTGTACAGCGATAGATTGCTCTGCTCCGCACTGGGCACAAGAGTCGTCGTAGTCACCGATGTATGTTGGGTCGTCTTCGTAGTTCATTTTTCCTCTCCTTTGATAAGTTCAATGGCAAGACACGCAAAACAGTCGTCTACGTGGGCTTTCTTATCTGCTTGATGTTGCGTAGTAAACTCACTGTGTTCCGAGTCAAGTAACGCAAGTATACGGTCACGTTCTTCTTTTCGCACGTATTTTGCAAAGTCGTATATTTGTTCTGGGGTCATCAGTCGGTTCCTTTAGTGCTCAATTCCATGTTCTTTGTCAATCTCATGATGAATGTCTTTACGCAACTTGGGCAAAATCAATTTCTTAAAAACAATTCCGTAAAGCAACCAAATTACAATTCCGTCTTGGATGATTGTCCACCCCAACTCGGCAAAGATGTGCGCTGGGTCGCTAAACACTTCCCAGGCTGCTTGCCATATTGATTCTCCTGCGTGGTCGTGTCCCATTAGTCGTCCACACAAATGTCTTCAGACAAAAGAGACGCAGTAGCGCCATCAATCCAGCCCGCGTCTTTGTACTGAATCAAAAGTTTAAGAACGCGGTTACGTTCTTTTACCTTCCCAAGTTCAGTAGCAAATTGTATTGCTTCTTTAAATTTATCTTCCATTATTTCCTCTCGGTGCCCCTGCCCAGAGTCGAACTGGGACTACAGGTTTAGAAGACCCGCGTAAGAATCCGTCATCAAGGGCTTCATACAAAAAAGAATAACACAACAAAGAAATCCCCCCTACGCGACACGCAGGGGGGATTTCAGCCGAAAGGAGGTGAACGATGAGACAACCATTATCGAACAAGTCAATGCTAACACACAAACTTGTCAAAGTAGACTATTCGACACGCCGCGTATTTAGGTACACTATTTATATGTATGTTCCATCGATGTTGCCGCGCAACCGCAACCTTTTAACGCAGAACGTACTCTCACACCACTTCGCTCCCCACATTAGACAACAACACCCGATGTCAAACGAGCAGCAGTCAGTTCTCAGTTATGCACGACCTGGTCGTGGGGTTCAAGGTGAATCTGTTAATGGTGGAAGCAATCTGACAAACATCGCTGTCCGTAGACGCGACGGGTTCACTAGATAGCCCACAAAAAATAGATTAAGGAATCTAAATGACTGCACAGTATGCAATCGACGGAAAGCCTGGAAAAGGCTGGAAGGTAACATCCACGATGGGTTGGCGTATCCACCCCGTCACAAAAACAAAAAAGCACCACAATGGTACTGACATTTGGTCGGGAAATGAACCCTGCTGGATTGAAGCCCCCTATGACGGAAAAGTTATTGGAGTTGGAAACAACCCCGCTGGGTTTGGTAACTCGGTAACGCTTCGACACAAAATTAAAGACAAGTGGTACACAACCCTGTACGCGCACATGGCGGACGGCTCAGTACGAGTTAAGGTTGGACAAAAAGTTACGGCAGGAACTCGACTTGGCAAGATGGGTTCGACAGGTATGTCGACGGGTAAGCACCTTCATTGGGAACTCCATAAAGGCAAAGTTCACACGTGGAACGCAACGGGTGCGGGATACATTGAGCCTGTAAAGTTTTTCCAACACCTCATTGAGTGGGAAAAGTCTGTTGCTACCGCCGAAGTAGAGGCAAAGCCCGAAGACCCTATTATTCCAACGGTAACTTACGAAACTGGAAAGCCAGTCGTTGTAGCGGACCCGACTGCTGCAGCCGAGGTTGCAGCGCCCGTGGTAAAGCCCGCTGCTAAAAAGGCAGGTAAGTAATGTTTATCGAACGAGTAAAAGAAGTTTGGGACGTCGTCTGGGAAGTTATCTGGCGTGGTTTTGGATTATTCCTTTTCATCCTTGGTTCTGCCGCAGGTGTTGGTTCTCTCGTAACTGGTGACCCCGTTACGGGAATTGTCATTGCCTGGGGAACCTTGATGCTCGGCGTTATTGGGGCTGTTGGTTACGCCATTGCCATTACTGGTAAGGCTTCCAAATCCACCGTTGCCAAGAGCGTTCAGGACGCAGTCCAGAAGTTTGAAGAAAAGAACGACCAGTAAGTAATCCATTATGGATTTCTGGACAACAATTACCACTATCGCTACCGCTCTCGGTACGGTAGCGGTAATTGTTGTCCCCTTATGGCAAAAACTACGTAAATTTTCAAAGAGTTGGGATGTCTTTATGAGAGACTGGTCAGGCGAGGCTGAACGTCCTGGACACGATAAGGAACCTGGCGTAATGGAGCGCCTAAACAACTTAGATGGACAATTCAAAAAGAACGGTGGAGGGTCCATGAAGGACTCTCTAGACCGTATCGAGCGCAAGATATCCTCAATTGACAAGCGGCTCAGCGAGGGCGAACAACGGTTCAACAAGATTGAAAACCAAGTAGGAATAGAAAATCCTAAAAACTCGCAGTAATTCTGTGATGTTATCAGAAGCATTAACTTCTCGAACCACTATCATTGATATCTATCCCAAAAATCAATGACAGTACCGAGGAAGAGGTATCAATACATGAAAGAAAATGACACCGTAGGAGGCTACGCTTGCCCCATCGACCCGATGGAAGCGCTCCAGTGCGAGAGTTGTCAGTAGGCTTATGCCACTGATTAGGTCTAAAGCCCAGGGGAACATAGTTCCCCTGGGTCGCATGGCTACGCCGCGTCCTCCCTTTCCTCCCGAACTCTTTAGCGCAAGTCCCCGCTCACAGGCGGACCTCCAAGCAGAGCCTATGCCTGAGTCCTATGACGACATTCGATTTTTTAAATGTAAAGAATGCAACGAAATTGTCCCTGGCTATGACCTGGACGACCATGTCTGCGACGAACCACTTTAGGTAGTTTTCTTTCTGGCTAATTGATAACCTGAAGTTGCCTACCTTGTAGGCAACTACATTCGAATGTAAGGAAAATCATGGCACTTAATGAAAACGGAAACCTGATTGATTCATCAGGTAACGTGGCGATTGACTTTGTGTGGGGCAACCTCCCGCTTCAACCAAACGACGTTCGTCTTGAAAGCGGCGGAACAGTTCTCGCGCCCGCTCTTGACAACCACGAAATTGCGTACCAAAACTGGAACGGCTACCCGCTTTACACGCCCAACACCGCAGGTGCTGAGGGTGCTGGATACGTCATAGTTCCTAGCGTACTCGGTCTGGCTACCGCACTGGCAAGCCGCATCCTTGTGGATGACGGATTTGTCGTCACTACTGCGTCTGGCGCAACCAACACCGCTACGCAGCCTACGCGCATCAACGTCACGACAACGACTGCCGCAACGGTCACCATTGCTGGCGGAACTGGTACTTGGGCAGTTGGAACCAAGGTCACCATCACGGCTGGTACGGGTATCCCCGCAGCACTGGTTGGTACTTGGACTGTCACAGGCGGAAGCGGCTCAACCCTCATCATCGCGGGTACTGGCTGGACTGTCGCTGACTCAGGCGCAATCACTCCTGGTACACAACTTAAGGGTGCTGCTGCAACCATCAAGTCGCAGTCGCTTGCTGCTGGTGCTGACTCGACGGTCGTCGGCGCAGCCATCACCATCACGCCTTGGGCTGCTTAGTCTCAGATAAATGGTCAACGAAGGGCTGTTCGATAACGGTTCCGCTCCTGCGAGTGGCTCCTACCCTAGCCGTAGGGAATTTCGAACAGCCCTCCGTCCATTTCTAGACCCTGGTCTTATTGGAGACGTTGGTGTACAGCAAAGGCTTGCCGCCAACCAAGGAACTGAAAAGTTAGCATCGTTTCAAAAGGCGTATGAAGAATCTTCTAAATACTACAAATATTTTGGAAATGGTCACCCAGAATCAGAAGGTATAGAAGAAGAAGAGGAGTCCGCCACACTTAGCGATATTCCAACCTCTTCAACTAACTACTCAAGACCAAGAACGGTTGCCGCTGGCTACGACCCCACGCGAGAAACTATGACAGTAGTATTCCGAGACGGAACATTCTATAACTACTATGCTGTTTCGTATAACGAATGGGTCGCATTTTCTGGGTCGTATTCTAAAGGACGACCCTGGCTGAACCGTAAAGGAAAGACACAGTCTGCTGACGGTCTTTTTGTCGGCAAGCCTCGTGGTCCTGCAAACGTGTCGGATATTGACCCACGTATTCGTGAACAACTTTATCGCGTTGCTAGGGCACAACAGATTGTCAAAAAACCTAAAGCACACCGCTATCACTTTAACGAATCAAAGTATGACCCAACGCAGGGTCAACGCGCAGGAAACTACAAACGTAAAGGCTACGGAGTACCACCAAAGAGATAATATGTCAAAGTTACACAACATCGGACCAAACAGATACGTACAGTTTATGCGATTCCCCGTTGAGTGGGGAAATAAATTGTGGGTACGAGGATGGACGCAAGAAATTGAAGAGCCGTTTCGCACTGCGGAACCCGTACTTATTCGACTACCCTTTTACCGAGCGATAGCGTTTGGTCGTTGGACTGGATACGCGGAAGACGAATACGACGCATTAAGCCGAGCAATAGAAAGGCGGGAAGTCACGGATGCTGACTTTGTGGAAGAAAAAGGATGGACACCAGCCCCAAAACCAGAGCAAACTGGAGAAGAGGGTGGCTTCGTTGCCGACGAGCGACTTAGTTATGTCCGTGGAGACGGCGTTGTTCTCTATTGGGAAGAACGTAGCGGGAGTTGGAAGGAAGACCCCGCAGAATTACGAGGAAGCGCTTTGGGGCGCTGAAGCGGTCCTTGCTATGTGCAAGGAATTGAAGAGACGGTCAGATGACGGATAACTATGACCGTAGTAAGTTTGAGGAGATTACTTCTGAGTACTTCGAAAATTACATTGGAGAAGAGGTACCAGATGATGTCGAGGAAGACGAACTTTCCCCTGAGTTTGTTCGGAAACTAACCGACAAAATTTACCAGTTTATGGTTGTCCTTGTAGGTCACGAACTTCACTCTTACCAACAGCCTCTGAGTCGACGAATCATTGAGTCAATCCTAATCAATGACGGTGAAGAGGTTACTGCGTTAGCCAGTCGTCAGTCGGGTAAAACAGAAACTGTTGCGGACACCCTTGCGGCGTTAATGATTATCCTGCCACTTTTGTCTAAGTTGTACCCTGATTTGTTGGGAAGATTTAAAGACGGACTGTGGGTTGGGATGTTTGCCCCTACTGAATCTCAGGCAGAAACGCTTTTTGGTCGTGCGGTCTCTCGCCTAACCTCCGAACGCGCACTAGAAGTTATGGCTGACCCAGAAATTGATGACGAAGCCAAACGTGTCGGTGGAGTTACCCGAACTATTAAACTAAAGCGACTTGGGTCGTACATCACTATGATGACCGCAAACCCACGTGCAAAAATTGAGTCAAAGTCTTTCCATGTCATCGTCATTGACGAGTGCCAAGAAGCCGATGACTTTGTTGTGTCCAAATCAATCTCTCCAATGCTTGCTTACTATGCGGGAACGATGATTAAAACAGGCACTCCTACTACAACCAAAAACAACTTTTACCGCGCTATTCAGTTGAACAAACGGAGACAGACTGGGCGTGGAGCCAGGCAAAATCATTTCCAATGGGACTGGAAAGACGTTTCCAAGGTAAACGACAACTACGCAAAGTTTATTAAGAAAGAAATGTTGCGCATTGGAGAGGACTCCGATGAGTTCCAAATGTCGTATAACTGCAAGTGGCTGCTTGACCGAGGAATGTTTGTTACCCAAGGTCTTATGGATGAACTGGGCGATACTTCCCAACAACTGGTTACAAGTTGGCATCAAACTCCCGTAGTTGTGGGAATTGACCCCGCTCGTAAACTTGACTCCACAGTAGTTACCGTTGTCTGGGTTGATTGGGACCGTCCCGATGAGTTTGGATATTACGACCATCGAATTCTAAACTGGCTAGAAATTCAAGGTGAAGATTGGGAAGAACAATACTTTCAAATTGTTAGTTTCCTCAGCAACTACGACGTGCTTGCTATTGGCGTTGACGCTAACGGTGTGGGTGACGCGGTTGCTCAACGACTAAAAATCCTTATTCCTCGCGCCGAAGTTATTCCGCTTACTTCCAGCCAGAAAGAACAGTCAACAAGATATAAGCATCTTCAAGCACTCATGCAGCGGCGAATGCTTGGTTACCCCGCCCATGCCAAAACTCGTCGTTTGCGTATTTGGAAACGGTTTATGCAACAGATGGTTGACGCCGAGATTAAGTACAAGGGAAACCAGTTTACTGTAGAAGCCCCCGATGAGGCTCACGCTCACGACGACTTTGTCGATAGTCTTTCTCTTGCTTGCTCAATGACGGTGGACCTTGTTATGCCCACCGTTGAAGTGGCTAGTAATCCATTTTTTTAATAGATAAGTTTATGCTGACATTATCCACATAATTCGTCAAACTGGTACTTAGAAATGCGCATTTCTATTGACTAAGGAGTTAACAACATGGGTATTGCCCCCGCACCTGGTTTCCCTGAGCGTTCGCCTCAGATTTACGAAATGAAGATGGCTGAAAACGACGAACGTCGTGGACCACTTCGCTTCGAAGAAGGAATCGCCACAGACACCGACGTTCCTACTGATTTCCAAAAGGGAATCATGAGCGGTTTTGCAACCGCACCTGGACGCCCCAACCGTAACGCACCAGTGTGGCAGAAACCCGCTGGAGAGACCCTCTCGGAACGCGCTCACGTTGGTTCGGCTTCTTGGATTGAGGCTCCGACCTTCCTTGGCGAGTTTGCACACGGTTCGTTCACTGACTACGCAGAACAGACTTTTGAGACTGTTTACCGCACTGGCGGTCGTATGCAGCGCATGAACCCGACCACAGTCGTCGATTAATTCTGAGTGGGGTTCCTGCCAACCACGGTTGTATCGGGAACGGTAGTAACCAGGTGGGAACCCCCGCTCAGTTAGAGGAGCATAATGTTTGCACGTAATGAGCACGGGAGTCTCGTTCACAGTAACGACCATATCCAGGGGCATCAAGAACCTGCAAACCCTCGCCTTTGGAAGATGATTATTCTCCAGGCAAAAATGCGTTTCCAGAAATATCCCTCACCTGGTGCGTCACACTGGGTACACGAGCAGTACATAAAGCACGGTGGTCAGTTCGTCACTGTAAACGAACGCACACGTAAGCAAAAGTTAGCAATTAAACGGTATCAAAAGCGGCGGCAAGAACAGTTTGCGGCTAAATCGGAACACACAAAGGATAAGGAAAAAGGGCATGAAAAGGGCGAACACAAAAAAGATGACAAGAAAGACTAGCCGATGAGCGGCGCTTCATATTTTGACTTTTCGCCACCCTCTTATAGGGCGGCATCTTCTGACCTCACAATCAGCATCTCCCCGTTGGGACTTGTAGAACTTGCTGATGAAGAGTTTGAGGTACACGGTCCTCGACTAAACCGTTACTCTCTCAACTGGGCGATGTATCTCGGTCACCACTGGGGATACCGCCGTGAGCAAGGTGAAATGCAGATTGCGGTTAACTACTACCGCGCCATGCTGGATTACCTTGCTCGTTTTACTTTTGGTAAGGGAGTTCACTTCCGAAGCCCAAAACTAACTGAGGCTATTGTTCCCGATTTGCTCGAACGAGTTTGGGACGTCGACAACGACAAGCAGCGTGTCCTATTTGAAATGGCGCAAACAGGCGGCATCACGGGAGACACCTTTGTCAAAGTTGCTTACGAAGAACCTTGGGAAGACTCAATTGGTCGTTTCCACCCTGGACGTGTCCGTGTTCTTCCGTTGAACCCTGCGTTCTGTTTCCCTGAGTTCCACCCACACGACCGTACCCGCTTGCTTAGGTTTAAGCAGAAGTACCGCTTCTGGGGCACCAGCCTTGAAGGTACTCGTCAGGTGTTTACTTACACCGAAATCTTGACGGACGACATGATTGAAGAGTACATCAACGATGAACTTATTGATAGCCGTCCCAACCCTTTGGGTCTTATTCCAGTTGTACACATTCCTAACATTCCTGTTTCGGGTTCACCGTGGGGTCTTTCGGATGCTCACGACATCATTACCCTGAATCGTGCGTACAACGAAATCTCGACAGATATTGCCGACATCATCAATTACCACGCAGCCCCTGTAACGGTCATTGTTGGTGCCAAGCCCGCTGGACTCGAAAAGGGTGCAAAGAAAGTTTGGGGTGGTCTTCCTAAAGACGCCAACGTGTTTAACCTCGAAGGTGGAGCCGCAGGTCTTCAGGGAGCAATGGAGTACCTTCAGCAGTTAAAGATGTCCATGCACGAGTTGATGAATATTCCTGAGACTGCTCTTGGTCAAGTCCAGCCAATTTCAAACACTTCTGGTGTAGCCCTTTCAATTCAGTACCAGCCTCTTATGAACCGTTGGACGCAGAAGGTTGCTCAGTACGGAATTGGTCTTGAGAAAATTAACGAACTTATTATTCTCAACCTTGCTATTAAAGAGCCTGAACTTTTGGCGTACAACCCAGACGTAAACGGTCCCATCAAAGAGGGTCAGTTAACTGTTCTTGACCCCAACGACCCGATTACGTATCAGTCGTACACGCAGTTCCCGCCACCTCTGCCTCTTGACAAGTTGGTTCTTTTGAACGAACTTTCGACCAAGATGACAATGGGGCTTGAGTCCAAAGAAGGTGCACTCCGTGCCCTTGGCGAAGAGTTCCCCGAAGAGAAGTTGCAGGAAGTTCGTACCGAACTCATTGACGACGCTAAGGCTGAGGGCGCATTGCGATTGGTTCAGACCGAAATCCAAAAAGCAATCATGGACCTTACAGGCATGATGCCTGGACCCGATGGTTCGGCAATGCCTATGGAACCGACAATGCTTGGAGACGGCGACGTTCTTGGAGACGGCATCTCTGGTCCCCAGAATGAAGAGTCAATGACTGACCCAATGTTGAACACCAACATGATGGACCAGCAAACTGAAATTGGTATCCGTAACGAACTCCTGACGGAGGCTTACGGTACAAAGATTCCACAACGACGAGGCGTGGATAAAGAAAGTTAGTAGAGCGTTTAGACAGACAATCTGTCAAATAATCGATTAACTGGTATTAACTAATAGGTCATGTGGCATTAACTCGTAGAACGACCATGAGCATAGAAAGAGACCCCAACATGGAAGAACAAATCACGGATGCGGTAACTACCGCAGACCCCGCACTTAGTGCAGAAGTAAGTGTTCCTGACACTTCTATCCCCGCTCCTGAGTACACCGCCGAGGACCTCGCCAAGGCACGTGAACAGGAAAAAAATAAACTTTACCCTCAGATGGAAAAAATGAAGGAAGAGTTAGCCGCCATTAAGAAGGCGGAAGCGGAGCGTCAAGCGCAGGAAGAGGCGCGTAAGGAACAGCGCCGACAACGTGACACCGAGGCTGCCGACAAGAAAAAGCGTGAGGAAGAGGAAACCCTCGAACTGCGCGAACTTCTTCAAAAGAAGGAGCAAGAATGGCAGAGCCAATTGGAAGAAGAACGTAACGAACGAGAGAAGGCATTCGCCCTTCTTGAACGTGAGCGTGAGTTCCAGGAGTTGCAGAACTACCGTTCACAGCGCATTGAGCAAGAGCGCGAAAACATTATCCCCGACCTTATCGACTTAGTTCAGGGAAACACTGCGGATGAAATTGAACAGAGCATTACCGCTCTCAAAACCAAGTCTGCAAGCATTTTCGATTCTGTGACGCAAGCCGCACAGCAGAGTCGTAAAGAGATGCGTGGAGCAGGAGTTACTGCTCCCGTGTCAGCAATCGACAATGATTCGGACCCCCGTGCGTATTCGCCCGATGACCTCTCTAAGATGTCAATGGCTGATTATGCCAAGAACCGACAGAAACTGCTCGGTGACGCCAGCAATAATCGTGGACAGGGACTTTTTGGGTAGTTTAACCCGCACCCTATTTCATATCTAACCATCTCTTGAAAGGACTGAACCAATATGGCTTCAGGTATTACAGGAACTGGTCAACTGGCAGGAGCGCCCACCGCTTATTCGGGCACTAACTCTCAGTTGAGCCAGGCAATTCAGACCATCTGGTCAAAGGAAATTCTCTTCCAGGCTATGCCAATCCTCCGCTTCGAGCAGTTCGCTGTTAAGAAGACGGAACTCGGTGTTGCTCCTGGTCTTCGCGTGAACTTCCTGCGTTACAAGAAC